AAAGCCGCAGTACGCATAGCTTTTACGCCGTACAGGGTATCAGCCGTGAACAGGGTACCGAGATATTCCTGCTTGTACTGAGTCTGCGAACGGATCGCCATTTGCTCAACCAGCACCATCGAGTCGCGGTGGCCCATCAGGCAGATACGGTCAGCGCCCGAGCTACCAGCACCGAAGTCAGCGTTCGAAGTGACGAACACTGGGATGCCGTACAGGTTGCCGATCTCACCGTTGCGGATAGCATTGCCGTCACCCACGAAAGCCTGTTCGGTGTAGCGAGCCAGACCCATCAAGGTGTTACGCGACGATGGTGGGATGATGAAGAAACGACCGTCCATCGGGGTGTCGTTGTCATCCAGACGCTGGATCGTGCGACGGATAGCAGCATCGGTCAGCGCAGCAGCGTTCGAAGTCGTGCTGTTGTACGCGGTGGTGCCGTCCGAGCCGATGAAGGCTTTGGTCGTGGTGTTGCTGGTTGCGTAGTCGTCAGTACCAACGGTTGCACCGTTGAAAGCACGGCCGAGGCGAACCAGATCAGTATCAACCTGGCGAGCCAGCGCGTAACCAGCGTCGGCAGTGTAAAACTGACGCAGCGAGTTCAGGGCTTGGGCTTCGACGATGTCTTCGATCAAGCGGCTGTACTCGTAGTGCTTGTTGATCGATACCTGGACTTCGGACTCGGTTGCAGCGATCAGGGTCACCGCGTCGGTCGATACTTTGGCCGATGCAGAGCCACGGGTTGGTGCTGGGATGTGGACAATGTCACCCTTTTTGCCGCGGAAGTTCATCTTCATGACCAGGTTGGCCAGAACGAGGTTCTTCTTATAGGCGGCAACAATTTCATCACTCCAAATTTCTGGGATGAATGTTGCTGCTGTTGTTGGGGTAACGCTATTTGTTGGGGAAAAAGCTGTATTAGCCATGTCTAGCTCCTAAAAAGTCAAAAGTTTTATTTGACCCGCCCCTCTTGATACGCCGCCATGATTTCCTCAGACAGTGCGTCATACCGGGCTGGGTCGGTCATTTTCAGCCGAATAAGGTCAGCACGTCGGTAAACCCGCTTTGAACTCTCCCCTGTACCCCCACTATCCACTTGCGCTGCCTTCATGGTCTGCTGGCGCGCGGCAGTTGCCTGCTGCTTAACCTGCTCACCACGAATATTGCGCAGTTCTTTGTAGGTACTAAACAATTCATTCGCCGAATCGAAATCCGCTCTAGCATCCGCTTTGGCAAACAGCTCGATGCGCACTGGGGAAGATTTAACCCAGTTCACAAAGTCCTCACTATTGATCAACTGCTCATAGTCAGGATGCGCTTGCGTCAGCTTTTGCTTCGTTTGCAACAGTTTGAACTGGGCGCTTGCTTCGCGAGCGGCCAGAACATCCGGGTGCGTCTCGATCGTCTTGTGAATTGCCGTTTTAGGGTCTTCAAAGAAGTCTACTTCCGGCTCTTCTTTTTCAACAGTCGTTTGCCGTGCCCCAAGGTTTTGCTTGATCAGCTCGTCGGCCAGTTTCCGCACTTCCCCAACTTCCTGCGCCTGCCTTCCGATCACCTTTTCGGCCTCTTGGTGCATCTTTACGATGTCCTCAAGCGACTTATTTCGGTACCGATCCGGTAATTCCGGCTTAGACTCCGCTACTGCGTCGGGTAGTTTCGCTTCCTCTGCCTCTAACTCGCTAGGCATCTCGGGTTCATTGTCAATCAACATGTCGTGGTTCCTTTTCCTGCCATCTTTTGGTTCCCAGGATTAAACATGAACGGGGCAAAAATGCTTATCCGTTCGCTTTGCGTTCCGATTCTAACTTTTCACGGTGTTTCTGGTCAAATCGATGATACGCCGTCGGAAAATGACCAGACCACCCTTCAAGGTTGAAGTGCGGAGCAGAAATCGTGCGGCGGGCTGACTTGCCACACTTGCAACTAACTACTTGCTGCTCAAAAGTTGCCAATCTTTCAATTAATTCTCCGCTTTCGCAGAGAAATTCATACATCCTGCGCATTTAAGTCCTCGTAAGCTTGTTCGCTGACCGATTTAAGGTTTCTCAGCCAAGTCAAGATAGACAATTCGCCTTTCTTAAATTGTAAGTCTTTCTCGCCGTCAATGGTAGAAATATCCTGCAACGTCGATATGATCTTGTCAATGTCTTCCAACAGGTCCTTCCACCCTGGCGTGGCCATCATGGAGAACCGGTCTTCGTAATATTTTTGCAATTCAGGCGTCATTCGCTTGTCTGCCAATCTGCATTTGGTTTTGTAGGCCAGTCAAGGTCCCCCGCAGTTGGGTTTATTGCGATAAGCCGAACTGCATTTCTATAGGTATTAAACGCGCTTGCATTAGCCAAATACGGGTTACTTTTTAAAGGGTCTGCAACGTCAGGCAACGCAGCCCAATCAGTTTCCGTAAGTAGTGAAACAGCAGTATTTTTGTTTTCTTCTGCCGTTGGTGGTGGTGGCGGCGGGGGATGTTTTTGAGCATAATCTTCCGCCTGCCAAAGTTCTACACAAGCATCTGCCCAAGAAGGCAATTCAGTAAGGTCTTCGTTGGGCGTGCTGTCAGAAAACTCAATCCATCCACTTGTATCAAACCATTGGAGCGCATGAACATTCACCGGAACAGAAGACATATCTAACGGCAAATAGGCAACCGAGTCTACATAGACAGCGCCATCATTACGAATAATCGTCAATCTCATCGCTGAACCTCAATAAGATTATTTTGCATTGAAGCCAATAAAACCTGCTGTCCAGTTTCATTAGCCTTAACCATTTCATTACGGAACGACTCAACAGCCGCGCCAGTTTGCCGTTGTTGCTGGCTATTTTCTATCATTAACATTGGCAACCATGCCATTGAACACGCCCATTCATCAACTTCCGCACCTGTATTCGGGTTTGTACCGCGCACTTGAATAAACCACGCGCAGTCAAGTTGTCTGCATGGCTTGAAAGAATCAAGAGGGCATCCGTTTTTAGGTTCAATCTTCATTAGTCTTTAGTGGCGATAATTACGTCAACATATTGGACTGCTAAATTAATAGCTGTTCCAGTAAACGTCGAACCGTATGTTGGGTTTGTAAATCCATGACCATGCGCACCGCCACCGCCAGTATCTGTAGTAGTGGGGTTTAGGTTTGTTGGGGTGGCGTTATTAGATGCGCCGCCTGCCGTAGTTCCTGTACTACCTGCCGCAAATCGCCTCGTTGTGTGCGAGTGAGCTGGAATCTCAGTTGTGCTTAGTGTTGTATTGCTTACAGAGCCACCGGAACTAAGTGTTGTAGAAACCGTACCACTTACTGCTTGACTTGCAAATGCCGTGGTAAAAGCAACACTACCACCAGAACTTGCTGTGCCGCTCACAACTCGCAAGGCTTTGTTATCGTGTGTCGTTGATTTAGTCCAACCTGTAGGAGCAGCAGTCTGTACAAACATCATCGCGGTGCCTGCCGGAAATGAACTTCCACCTCCGCCCGCTGCCCACTTTACGCCTGATGCTTGAGTAGAGTCGGCGGTTAACACAAAATCATTTGTGCCAACGGGTAAACGAACGTCGTTTGTCCCATTATGGACAATCAAATCGCCTTTAGTAGTTGCTGGTGACAAAGCATCAAACGCTGTGGTTTGCGTAGTTTGTCCAGTACCGCCGTTAGCAATCGGCAGCGTACCTGTCACCTGGGTACTTAAACTCACGCCTGACAACGTACCGCCGAGAGTAAGACTGCCGCTGGATGTGACCGTGCCGGTTAAGGTGATGCCGTTGACCGTACCCGTGCCACCAACGCTAGTGACTGTGCCAACGTACTGATCATTCGACGTAACGGTAAAGTTCGGGTAGGTACCTGAAATGCTAGTCGTACCTGCGCCAGTCAATGATACCGTCTGATCCGGGGCGCTATTAGTAATCGTAAAGTTAGGGTAAGTACCGCTAGTACTTATGCCAGTGCCTGCACTCAACGACACTGTCTGGTCTGGCGCGCTATTGGTAATCGTAAAGCTAGGATACGTTCCCGAAGTAGAAATACCCGTACCTGCGGTCAAAGAGACCGTCTGATCCGGCGCGCTATTGGTGATCGTAAAGTTCGGGTAAGTACCAGACGTTGATATGCCGGTGCCGGCAGTTAGCGCAACTGTCTGATCTGGCGCCGTGTTCGTAATCGTGAAGCTAGGGTACGTGCCGCTGGCTCTAATACCTGTGCTGCCGGTCAAAACAACGGTTTGATCTGGGGCGCTGTTTGTGACAACTCCCGTAAATGAACTGTAACTAATGCCCGTGCCTGCGCTGATAGCCGACCTAGCGCGCGAATCCAAATAGTATTGGTTCGTACCTTCGTTGATATTAGTTGTCGTCAGACTGACCGCACCCGTTTGACCATTGACCGAAGTGACTAAGTTCGATTGGTCGATCTTTTGCCAAACCGACCCATTGAACATCAGCCAATCGCCAATTTGCCAATCGGTGATGCCGTTCAGATTAGTCGATCCTGCCGTGGCCACAATGTAGTAATAGCCTTTGACGCCGACGCTGGAAGTCAGTGTTGGGGTGTTCGTGCTTGCATCCCAAGTGCCTTGGTAGTTAAGGACACCTACCACGTTAGCCCACGAAACAGCCGTTCCGTTGGTTGTGAGAAACTTACCCGCATTGCCCGTCTGGCTAGGGTAAATGTTGTTAATCTGCGTCTGTAATGACGCCAAAGTATCAATGACCGTTTGCGAGGTGCCGCCGCCGTTAGTAATGACCTTGATCCGCTCGGCTAGATCAGGTGCGACCACCTCACCGACGTTGATTTCACGCCCGTTTGAGAGTGTAATGACGAGTGAGCCATCAAAATCAATCTTCGCGTCCGTAACCGACACGCCATCTTCGCCATCAACCCCATTAACACCGTCTTTACCGGCCGGGCCCATCGGCCCTGTCGCACCGTCTCGACCTGGGCGGCCATCTTTACCGTCTTTACCATCACGTCCGTCGATACCATCGACACCATCACGTACCGAATTGACCCGATCAGTGATTTTCTGACCTAGATCGTCGTATTTGGCACGAATGTCCGCCTCGATCTTCTTCAAGGCGTCGACCACCATGCCGACGTTCTCACTGACACGACGTTTTTGGTTGCTTCTAGCCTCTAAAAGTGACGCACGAACCGACTCCAGAACAGCAGACTGCTGCTCTGGCGTCATGTTTTGCAGAATTAACTGTTTAGCGAGGCTTTCAACGTCCATTCGACAGCTCCTTGGTCAACTCATCAAGGAAATCCTCTTCCATGCCGCTGATCTTGTTCTGCTTATCCGCCATCTGCATCTCAACAATCTTCGATTTGTTCTTGATGTCGGCTTCTTTCAGCATCAACTCGGCTAATTTGACCCGCTTATCGAACTCTTTGGACGCCAGATCATCGCTAGTCGGCAAATTCTGTGTGGTCGCCGACATAATCTTCGCTTCTGTCTCGACAGGCTTCAATCGTGCCTCGATCAGCGTCTTCGTGGCCTCCGCGCGGTTCTGCTCGGCCTGCGTCTGATTGACCGCGATCTGCGCTTGCGCCGCCTCCATCGCCAACTGCTGCTGCATCTGCGCCATCTGCTGCTGTTCTGGGTTCGGCTGCGCCATCTGTGTCAGCGACTCCATCAGCTCCATGCGGTTCGACAGTGAGCTGTTGGCCACAATGCCCTTCAGGATCAACGGCAGCACCGGTGTGTCTGGCCCCAGGGTCTGCAACAGCGCAATGAACTGCGCCTGCTCGTACTCACGTGCAATGATGCCCAGTGTTGCCGTCGGGATGAAGTTCATATCCACCGACGGATACCGCTCGGGGTCGAACTGCATGTACCTAAATGCCGACTTCTTGATGAACGGCATCAAGAAGTCTTCTTGGAAGTTCACCAGCGTGCGCTTGTACTTCTTAATGATCGAGGCAACCGCCATCGACATGCCGGCGTTGCCGCCGTCACGCGAGACTTGACTGACCATACCCTGTGAGTCCAGCGTGCCGGTCGCCTGCAACAGCATCGTCTCAAACCGCTGGGCGGTGGCCAAGTTGTCGTTCGACGTCTGACCAAACTTGAACGGGAACAGAATCTCGTTCGGGTTGCCGTTCGTCAGAATCGCCTTGCCCGGACGCACTTCAAACTTCGCCCCACGCGGCAGGCGCGTCGCATCCATCGCCATCATCGGTGCCGATGTCAGCGCCAGTCCATCCAGATGCGAGCGCACTTCTGCGTCAATCGCCTTCTGCATGTTGTACGCCTTCTCAACCGTCCCGCGGCCTAGCAAGCGGTTGGGCACCGTGTCGTCCTGGTACGACAGCACCGGACGATCCTTCATCATGTACGGGTTCTCTTCGGCCTTCAAGAGCATCCCGTCGTTGGCGATCACAACGATCGCCTCGACCATGTCGCTGTAGTCCTCGGCCGCTGAATCCTCCGGGAACAGATCGACCATCTCCTCGTCGCTTTCGTTCAACTTGGCGATGTACTCTTTAGGCACCAGACCGTAATAGGTCAGCAGTTTGACCTTCTC